TTATGGTAGAGAGTTTAAAGATAAAAATACTAAAGAAAAGAAAATAGAAAATGCTTATTTTCCTAGAGAAGAAATGATGAACTTCAGGATGTATTTCTTATCCAAACAACTAGTGAGATTTACTTCATTCTCATTTGAGGATTCATCTCTTTATGAAGATTTAGAAGCAGGTGATGTTGTCTATTTTGACCCACCATATGTTCCTGTATCAGATACAGCGAACTTTACAAGTTATGCGACTGATGGATTTACTTCTGACCAACAAGTTCATTTAGCACAACTTGCAGAATCTCTTGCATCCAAAGGTATTCGGGTGATTGTATCTAATCATGATGTCCCTGTCACACGAGATCTCTATAAAAGTGCTACAATTTATCCGATTCAAGTAACTAGAACGATTGCTGCGAAAGGTGGCAGTCGGAAGAAAGCAAGTGAGTTAATCGCAGTGTACTAAATAATGATGCTTATTCGTGGTTGTTTAAGCGGAAGGGGGTCTTTGAGACCCTTTTCTTATATAAATACATATAACCACGGATAAAGCAGATGGAATACTACACTTACGCTTACCTGCGTGAAGATGGGACGCCTTATTATATTGGTAAGGGGAAAGGAAACAGAGCACATAATCAACATAAAAGAAAAGGAATAGGTTTTTTGCCAGTTCCACCAAAAGATAGAATAATTAAACTCAAGCAGAATCTCACCGAAGAAGAAGCATTTAAGCACGAAATCTATATGATTTTTGTTTTTGGTAGAAAAGATTTGGGAACTGGAATTTTAAGAAATCTTACAAATGGTGGCGATGGGGCATCTGGCGTCATTCCTTGGAATACTGGGAAAAAACTTTCAAAAAAACATTGTGAAAAGTTATCTGCTGCTGGTAAAGGAAGAAAAAAAAGTGAAGAGCATAAAAGAAAAATTGGGAAGGCAAATAAAGGGCATATTGGTTGGAATAAAGGTGGAACTATACCAGAACATCAAAAAGAAATAAATCGTCAAATGATGAAAGACAGATATAAAAATGGATTAGATGTAAGTGGTGCTAATAATCCAAGAGCAAAAACTTGGAAAATTACTTATCAAGATGGCAGCGTTGAAATTGTAAAAGCACTTCAACCTTGGAGAATAGAAAGGGGATATAATAAACTTGGATTGAGAAAATTACAACTGAAAGAATGGAAAAAATACAGAGACCTTGTGGCAGTAGAAGAAGTGTCACATGAGACCTTGTAGGACGCTCTGGATGCCCTATAATGGCAAGGTATTCAACAAAACACCTTAAATGTCTACAAGAGGACGAGTGGGTTTGGAACTTGCTGATGGAAGTATCCTCAGCATTTATAGCCATTACGATAATTATCCCGAGTGGGCAGGTCGTATTCTCCGCACACATTATAATACCCGTGAGAAAGTTGAGGAACTTGTGGATGGCGGAGATGTGAGTTGCCTATGGACTGATGATGGATTCTACACTTCAGAAGGTAAAACTAAACGTGGTTATTATGGTCCCCTTCATTATAGCGAAAGAGGCGAAGACTGCCCCCCACGTCTTGATTCTGACCTTTGTGAGTATCTGTTGCCTGATGGAGCAGAAGAGTATCACTATGTCTTTCGTAACGGGGAATGGGTGTGCTATAATATGAATCAGTTTGATGATTCTAAACTTCCTGAAATCGTTGAAATCCATTCTGCTGCTCTTCACGTCTGAACTATGAAAACTTCTACTGCTCTTGGTGTTGTCTTTGGTGCTGTTGTTATTGTAACAGCAAGTATTTTATTTGAAGTATGGTTGCTTGGACTGATTCTGTCTTGGTTTAGTGTATCTTTGACCTTCTGGCAAAATCTTGCTATTATCATCCTTGCCAATATGATCTTTAAGAACTCTGGAGTTTCTACAAAATGACTAAACAAAACGGATTTATTGACCCTGGTGTTGCTGTTCTTGGTCTTGTTGGGGTGATTGTGATTGCTGGTCTTGCTTTTGGACTTCCGCAATATGGTGTTTATACCAAATCCTTAAACGGGAAAGGACAACTATTGGAGGCAGAGTATACACGTCAAACCGCTGTATTAGAAGCACAAGCAAAGAAAGATTCTGCACAACAACTTGCTGATGCTGAAGTAATTCGTGCTCAAGGTGTCGCCAAAGCAAACTCCATTATTGGCGATAGTCTAAAAGGTAATCCTGCTTATCTTCAGTATTTGTGGATTACTCAAGGTGAAGAGAACACCAGTCGAACTGTTTATATGGTTCCCAGTAATGGTGGCGCTCCTGTTCCCACTTTTGACATTCAACAAGCACCTGCTGTTAAAAAATGAACCGCAAGTACGTCGTCGCTGGATTGATTGGTTTTGCAGTCATTCTTGGTTGGAATGTCTTTCTAATCCAGCGTGATGATGCTCTCTATAAATCATACTATCGTCAACAAGCGATAGAAAATCTCAAAAATCCTCCTAGTTCTGAAATACGGTGAGTATTGGACTTGGTATAGCAATCTACGCAGCACTTGTTGCGTTTGTATCATCCATCATGGCATATTACCTCAAGGTAATGTATCCACGCGAAGAACAACAACTCAAGGAGAAATCTAAATGATCCCCAAACGACTACGCGACCTCATTAAACAAGCAGAAATGGACAAAGTAGCAGAAGAGTTCTGGAAAGAAGTTGAGCGTGAAGCAGCGGAAAAAGAAGTTACAGTTGAGTATTTTTTAGCGGAGTTCTATTGACATCTGAACCATTAACAACTAAACTTGAGAGGTATTTTACAAACACAAATGGCACAAAAGTTTCTCTACATCGTTGACCACTACATTCCATTTCCAAGTTCTGAATATGGTGGACTTTGGAATGTAATTGCTGAAGATGACGATGAGTGTTTTGATTTGATTTCAGCAGATGATGATGATAATTTCTATGAGCAGCACTACACTGCTCTTCGTGAAAACATTCTGAACGCACGAACTTATGCTCTTGCTGAAGATGTAGAATCTGGTGTTGTTGAGTCCTTTACTACTTGAGAATAATGTCTGATATTACTTTTTATCGCATAGAAGAGTTCTTCACAAATGGATGGGGGTTGATTGATGATAGTTCATCCAAACTCACAAAAGAAGAATGTGATGCCAAACTTCAATACTACGTTGAAAAAGGATACAATCCCCAACGCTTACGGGCAGTCCGCGTCGTTGATTAAAAGAGTTTGATGCCGTGATGTCTATTAAACTTATTCCACAATTCACACACAAAGCACCCGAAGGTTATTCCTATGAAGTTGAAGAGTTCAAACGTAATATCTTTTCTATTTGGTTGCGTTGTCACCGCCAGTTTGATTACAATAACGGCAAACCTACCCGTACAATCTGGGGATTCTACGATTACAAAAAGTGTCAATTCCATAGTCCTGTAAATAGTAAGGAAATTGGCAAAGTTGTGGAGTTCAAAAATACACGAAACTACACAGCGATGCCTCTTCAGCAAACTCCACTAGAAGCAGCATTTGTATGAGTTACGAACCTCAGGTAAATGATTACGTCAAATGGAATAAAGGTGTTGAAGGATGGGTGTATTTCAAAAGCAAGGAATACATCACGATTGAGCAGTCTGTTAGACCAAAAGACGAAATAAATTATCGGTGTTGTAACATACACAGAAATGAGAGAGTTCTTGTAATTTGTTATCCTAATCAGTGGAATCAGTTAAAGTATGTTAAATCAAGAAAATCAAAATACGAAGAAGAAAAAGACTGTGTGGAGACTAATTGCTAAGGCACTTGGAGAAAAGTCTGGTAAGAATGATAAAGAAGCGGATAAGATTGCTCTTATCCGTCTTTTCATGTTTTTGTCTATTTTAATCACTAACTGTTTTATTGTAGCAAACGCAATCAGACACTGGAATGATGAAACTAAAATTGAAGTATTTGTTGAAACTTCTAATATTCCAGAGTATCAAACTCAACCCATGAAAGTATCTAATAAAACTTTTGAGTTTGAATAAAATAAATAATCAAAAACAAAAAAGATGCTAACATTCAGAGAGTTTTACGAAATCTGTGAGGGTAAAAAACCAGATACTCCACCACATGCAGTTCCTGGAACTTACAAGAGGGACGCTGATGGCACCCAGACTTATACTCTTCAAAGATATGAGGGTCCATTAGGCAAACCAACAAAGAAAGAAGTTGATAAGTTAGTTGTTCAACGTAGTGGTGGAAAAGAAGTAACAAAGAGACTGAAGAAGTTGGCAAAATCAGTCAAAAAGATTGACTGAATTAAAGTTAGGATCGTCTAAAGTGTCCTAGTAATGTAAGCACTCCATCAGTTATGGAATCCTTTGACGACATTCAAGTTGAAGATCTCTCTTCCTTTGACTTTGTTGAAGAACTAAATGAAGGTCTCTTTGAGGAAGAGAGCGACGACAAATCTTTTAATGCTTTCTTAAACTCTAACTGGGACTTTTGATTATGAACCCTGACACCTATACATTTGGCGGTGATGCTATCACCTTCCTTGGTCTTGTTGGTGTTGTTTCGGCGCTTGTTATTGTTGTTACTGCTTTCCGCAGGTTCTTCAATTCTCCTTACAACATTCGTGTGACACCTTCGGAACTGACCACCGAAACCCCCACTGACCCCCAAACTCCTGTAAATTAAGCAAATGACTGAACAAATCCCTAACGTGCTGCCTCACATTCGTGAATTGAATGAAGCATGGCGCAAACAAGATTTTGTATTCACTAAACAACAGCAGGAGGAATACGATCTTTTGCTTGCTACTCGTCGTGAACGTGTGAAACAATTCTATGCTGAAGGACGTGTATTCAAAGGTTCCTATAAAGCAAAGGAAGAGGAGTTCTAAATACTAAAAAGAGTGTTTAGATACTAAAATGAGAACCTTTCAGGAGTTTGTTTTGATTGCTGAAGCAGCATACGATGCTTCTTTTATGTCTGGAGCACAAGTCCGTAGGACTGGTGAAGGTGGTCGTATCGGTGCAGAACGCAAAAAGACTGCTCCTGAAAGGCGTAGAGTAAAAGCAATCGGGGGTGGACAAACTGCTCCCGCTAAAGAATACAAACCACGCTCAGATATTGGTCAACAACGCCAAGCATCTACAAGAACTCAGCAACCCGAACAAGAGCGTGGATCTGCTAGAGAAGCACAACTAGCAGCAGCAAAAGAAGAAAGAAGAAAAGCAGCACAAGCAAGAATTGCAGCAAAACAAGGTAAGAAACCTGCCGCAACAGCGGAGAAACCAACACCAACTGCATCACAACTTCTCTCTAAGAAAAAGAAAAAAGCAGTCTCTCCTGACTATAAACCAGCAAAAGCATCTGGACTTACAGCAAAGGAAAGAAATAAGCAAACCAGAGAAGGTGAAAGAATGCTCAGAGGTATAATGAAACAGCAAGAAACTGAGAAGTATGAGAAGGCAACTGGTGAGAAACCAAAGGGTAAAGCAAAGACTAAAATCCTTGCTCACGTTGAGAAGAGGATGGCAAACTGACTTTGAATTAAAGTTAGGATCGTCTAAAGTGTCCTAGTAGTATAAGGACGACTTCATTATGGACCGAATTGAAATCCAACGCAAACTCTATGATGCTCGCAACGAGTATCTGAAAGCAAAGAAATCTGTAGAGTTTTGGAAGCGTGAGATTGCTTTCTTGAAAGAGTGTGAAAGCAACCTCAACAAACCCGAAAACTGGTTGTTTAATGAAATGTTTGGTGATACTCCTATTGCTGAAGAAGTTTATGGCGGTTGATTAACCTCCACCAAGCACACCTAGAAGCGTCTCTAGGTGTGCTATTTTAGTTTTTAGATACCAAACCACTGAGAACGATGAATTACATTCAAATCCCTGATTATGCCTATGAGCGTATCCTCAAGACACTTCAGAAAGGCGTTGATGTATGCTATAATGTAGATTACAATTCGGATGACAGTGAGCAATCTCCAAGTTACGCAAATGGGTATAGTCGTGCCACGATGCAGAGCGTGATTGAAGACCTCAACCGATACAAAGATACAGCGAATTAAAGTTAGGATCGTCTAAACTGTCCCTATATTATGAGCACAACTTCCATGCAAATCCAACTTCGCCCCCACCAAGAACGTGGTGTTGCTGCTATGCAACAGCATGATAAAGGTCAAGTCATTGTTCCTACTGGCGGCGGTAAGACGTTGAAGATGATCTATGATGCTCTGCGCGAGTTGCAGTCTGAAACTCCCCAGACGATTGTTGTTGTTGCTCCTCGCATCCTGCTTGCTGAGCAACTCTCTAGTGAGTTTCTGGAGTTTATCACTAACGCCAAGGTTTTCCACGTTCATAGTGGAGAAACTCATCACGATAGTTCTACTCGCCCTCGTGAAATCCGCCGCTGGGTTGATGCTAACGCTGACAATCATCGCCTGATTGTAACCACCTACAACTCTCTGGAGCGTCTTCAAGTAGCAGAAGTTGATGTGGATACCATCTACTTTGATGAGGCACATAATTCTGTTCAGCGTCACTTTTTTCCCGCAACTGAGCACTTCTCTGCTAACGCACGTCGCGCTTACTTCTTCACTGCAACTCCCAAACATTCCCTTGCTGTTGGCAAACCTGGGATGAATGATGTTGCTGTTTATGGTCAGGTCATCTGCAAAGTGCCTGCTCCTGAGTTGGTTGAGGGTGGTTATATTGTCCCCCCTAAAGTGATCGTTAAGCAACTGGAGATGGTGAAGGGCAAGCAGACCAACTTTGACCGCGACGCTGCTAACTTGTTGGAAACTATTGATGACAACAAGGTTGGCAAGGTTCTGATCTGCGCTAAGGCAACCAAGCAAATCGTATCGCTAGTGTCTGAAACTGACTTCTGCTTTGAACTAGAGCAGCGGGGTTATTCTTGGATGTATATTACTGCCAAGACGGGCGCAGTTATTGATGGTCAGAAGGTCAACCGTGAGGTGTTCTTTGACACTCTGAGTGCATGGGGCAAGGATAACGACAAGAAGTTCGTTGTTCTTCACCACTCCATCCTCGCAGAAGGTATCAACGTCAGCGGTCTGGAAGCAGTTCTGTTCCTTCGCAATATGGATTTTATTGGTATCTCCCAGACAATCGGACGTTGCATCCGTTTGCATCACGATGACGCTAAAGGTATGCGCGATGGACGTATTGAACCTGGCAACCTGAGTCAGTATAGCAAATCGTTCGGTCTTGTGTGTATCCCTGTCTACAGCAAGGTTGGTATTGCTACCGCTCGCAGTGTGCAGGCAGTTGTTGATACCATCTTTGAGAAGGGCGAACCTGCCGTGTCGGTGGTGAGGCGGTGAGTCTCACAGTAGACTCAAGGCTACGACTGGGGCGAAAACCTCATTTTTTCGTGATTCTACCTGGCAGGTGTCATAGGTCATCTGCCGTAACAAAAACGACGATTTTTTGGAAAGTGTAATGAAAGAAGGATTTATTGTGGGCAAAGGAATATATGCGGCAGTTCCGTTTGGCAATCAACTTATGATAATCCACAACGGTCAGCAACTCAAAGTGTGTAGGACCGAAGCATCAGCTAGGAAGTTTATTGATGACCACAAAAAAGGTAAATCACTAGGCAAACTTCCTGTAAATTAAAGTTATGATCGTCTAAAGTGTCCTAGTAGTATAATCAGTGTTTTAGAATGGAACTATCAAGAACTTGCTCAAAGTGTGCAAAAACCTTTCCACTGAATGAGCAATTTTTTGGTCGCAATCAGTCAACAAATACTGGTGGGGATAAGTATTTCCGACCAGAGTGTAAAGAGTGTACCAAGAAAGCAAATAAAGGTAAAACACAAGCATACAAACTAGCAGGGAAACCGAAGTATCCAGAACTAGGAACTCCGTGCTATAATTGTGGTAGAACTGATAAGAAATTGGTGTTCGATCATGACCACGAAACTTTAGCACATCGTGGTTGGTTGTGTGATAATTGTAACCGTAGTATTGGTATGTTGGGTGATACGATTGAATCACTAGAGCGTGCTATCCGTTATCTAAAGGAGGGAAATCTTCATGGTTGAGTTGTATCTGGGCGATTGTTTAATTGAGATGAATAAGGTCGCAGAACAGTCTGTGGACCTTATTCTTTGCGATCTTCCCTATGGTACAACTGACCGTAAAGGTGTTCAGGATAAAGGAAGCAATAGAGTTTTGGAGTGGGATACTGTCATTCCACTAGATGAGTTGTGGGAGCACTATCGCAGGGTGCTAAAACCAACGGGTGCTGTTGTATTAACTGCTGACCAACCATTCACCAGTCAACTTGTAGTAAGTAACCTTGAGTGGTTCAAGTATGAGTGGATTTGGAAGAAGAAAAGGACAACAGGATTTCTTCATGCAAATGCAAGACCTATGAAGGAAACTGAAGACGTTTTGGTATTCTCTCCCCTTGGTGCTAGCGGTGGGTCTAAGAAAGCAAACAAAAACATGACTTACAACCCACAAGGTTTGATTGAGAAACATGTTGTGAAAAAGAATAGTGCAAAACGACTTGGCAAGTTTCTGCATCAACCAGAACATATGGGTGTTGGCAATAAACTACTACATGAAACTGTGTATGAGCAAAAATATACCAACTATCCATCAGAAATTATAGAGTTTGGACTCGATAAGGATACTGTTCATCCCACACAAAAACCAGTCGCTTTGATGGAGTATTTGATTCGTACATACAGCAACGAAGGTGAAACTATCCTGGATAATTGTATGGGTTCTGGAACAACTGGAGTCGCTGCTGTAAATTGTAACAGAAACTTCATCGGTATTGAGATGGATGAGCAATACTTTAAGATTGCACAGGAACGTATCAACAATCCCCTGCTAAATGCTATGAGTTAAAGTTAGGATCGTCTAAAGTGTTCTGGTAGTGTAAGACGCATCTAACCTATGCCTCGCGCTCGCAAGCAAACCTCTGATGTTGTTGCTGTTGCGCCCGAAGTGTCCGTCCCACAGGTACTGATTACTCGGGAACAATACTTCCAAGACATCAAGATTCGCTGGCAAATCCATCAGTATGAAGTCAACAAACTTCGTGAAGATGTGGTTAAGTTCACTCAAACTGTTTCGCCTTATGTGAAGCAAATTGTGACCTTTATTGAACAACTGACTGCCCGCCATGTGGCAGTCTAAAAACTGACACAGGAGCACTTGCTTTTTTGCTTGTGCTCCTTTATTGTACCTTTGTTCGTGAAACTCCGATGATTTTTGTTACCTATCCCGACCACGGTTGTGTCTATACTCTCTCGCAAGAAGATGGCGATGAGTTGTATTATGCTCCCATCTATTCAAATGGTAATGTAAATCTAGAAGAGTTTGCTCCTGTAGATTTAGATGCTGCAGATATGGATGAGATGGAACTCTTTGATATTCGCAATCGTCTACGCAAACTGGTGGAAGTTTGATTGGATTAAAGTTAGGATCGTCTAAAGTGTTCCAGTAGTATGAGCAAGCAACCGATGCAAAACAAGCACCTTGAGCACCCTGAAGATGAAATCTTGACGGGTAATCTATCTGTTCTTGATTGGTTCAGTGCTGATTCTACCATCAGTGTAAAGATGGATGGAAGTCCTGCTATTGTTTGGGGCACAAATCCTGAAAATGGTAAGTTTTTTGTCTGTACTAAAGCAGCATTTAACAAGAAAAAGATTCGCCTTTGTTATACCGAAGATGACATCTTTACTCATTTTGGTGGTCAACCTCGTGTAACGCAAATCCTTATCTTCTGCCTGGAGTTTCTGCCTCGCACTAAGAAAGTGTATCAGGGAGATTGGATTGGTTTCGGTAAGGGTCTTGATACATTCAAACCACAACTGATTACCTATCGTTTCCCTGAGATTGTGCGTCAGGAGATTATCATTTGTCCTCATACTTACTACACTGGTGATAAACTGCCTGAGATGGTAGCACACCCTATCACCAGCAAGTTTGTGAGCACTAAGGATTGCTTGTTTGTTCAACCTGCTGTGTCGTTGAACCCTTATCGTGAAGATTTGGAGGATGTGTGTAAGTTTGCCAAGCAAATGAGCACTCTTTGTGAGTTCGTGAATGTAAAACAAGCAACAGAACTCAAAAAAGTCATCAATTCCTGCATCCGTGAGGGTAAGGAGGTCTGCGAGCATGAGATTGCAGAAAATTATGATGTTGACATTAACCTGATGCGTCTGTGGAAGTTGGTGCAATCTATCAAGACTGATTTGTTCTTCTTCATTCATACTGACGACAGCATTTCATGTGAGATTGCTGGTGAAGAATCTGAGCATGAGGGATTTGTAATGTCCAACAAGTTTGGCACTTACAAGATTGTTGACAGGATGCAATTCAGTCGCTTGAACTTCACGCTCGCAAAGGATTGGGGTTGAATTAAAGTTAGGATCGTCTAAACTGTACCTATAGTATGAGCAACACTACCATGCAAGCACAAGCACAACAAACCATCGCAGAGAATGTGTATAAGAACACTCTGCTGCTGATTGAAGCACTAAAGGACAACTATCGTCAGTATTCTATTCGCGGTCATCAAAAGTTCGTGAATGATGCTGACAATCAAGAGTATCATCAACGCAAGATTGATGAACTTAAGTCTGGTAAGTGTGATATTGATTACACTATTGAGACTGGTAAAAAGTATCACAAAGTGATCATGATTACCAGTGGTATGTCTCGCTCTGTTCATGCCTTCATTGACAAGAACACTGGTGAAGTGTATAAGTCTGCCACCTGGAAATCTCCTGCCAAAGGTGTTCGTTATGATCTGCGATTGATTCAAGATCGTGAATGGTTATTTGAGAACGCATCGTGGTGTGGAGGATATTTATACAAAAGGTTTGTATGATGTTGATAACTGTGATTGGATGTGTTATATTTCTAAATAGAAATGTATCGCATCCAATCATATGAAACTCATTCCAAATTATCCAGAATACTCTATTACAACTGATGGAAAAGTATTCTCTCACAAGAAACCTGGAGGAAACGGTAAAGGTAAAGTTCTTGACTATTCTTACAAAAGAGAGTTAGAACCAAGACTAGGTAGAGGTGGTTATCTAAAAGTCGTTCTTGAGGCAGGAACTGATAGGTCAAGACACACAAGTATTCACAGATTAGTAGCAGAAACTTACCTTCCAAATCCTCACAACTATGATACAGTTAATCACATCAATGAGGATAAAACTGATAATAGAATTGAGAACTTGGAGTGGATGAGTAATGCCGATAATGTAGAATACTCGCAAGCAAAAACCCGTTTGATTGAAACTCCAAGTGGCGAAGTTATTGAGGTCTTTAATCTTACAAAATGGTGTCGTGAAGTTTTGGGTCTCAAATCCTCTGGAAATATGTTAAGGTCTCTGCGAAATCCTCAAATGCCTTGTAAAGGTTATCGTCTTATTCGTTGATTATGACTTACTCTAACCTCTCAAAGATTCGTCCTAAATTGAGGACATCTGGTAACGTTACAGGTAACTTCGGACGCCCAAAATCTAGGGCAGGTTCATCACTCAACGACATCGGTGGTGATGGTAACATAGGTGCCACACAAGATGAATACCTGAAACGATTGTATCTTGCTTTTGATAACACTACCGACCCTAAACTTCGACATTTTCTGCATCAGGAAGTCCGCAAAATCTACATTCAAAGAGGTATTTGGTAAGTCAATCCTTTTGAATTAAAGTTAGGATCGTCTAAACTGTACCTATAGTATGAGCAACACTACCATGGATCAAGTCTTTCACTACACTACCAACTGGAAAGAAGGTATTGTGCGTCAAATGTTCATTCAGCAAGTTACACCTGAATGGCAAGAATGTGACCACAAATACGTTGCTATTGCTCTCAACCCTGAAACTAACAAAAGCATGGTAATGTCTCACCCTCGTTCTCATTATGAAACTTTGCAATGGGTTCGTCGTTTCTGTGGTTCTTTCTGCCCCCTGTACTGATTATGAACAACACTCTCCGCTTTACATCTTTCAAGGAAGCAGTCAATCACCTGATGGATCATTGCAATCTGAGTAATCAGGAAGCAACGCATTTTATCTGGGACAATCAATTTACAATCGGTACGGATCGTGCCATTTGGTTATCTATTCCTGTCGATTTCGGTTGCTGATTATGAACAACTATCGCCTTCTGATTGAGTATTGGGTTCCTGACGAAGATGAGAACCTATATGAAGAAAAGTTCATTCAGTCTCGTTCATCTTGTGGCAAAATCGCTGATGATTACCTAGCACAAGACCGCACCAATCTTATCCGTTCTGTAGAAGTTACCCCTGTTTGATTATGTTCCGCACACTTTCCGAACTTCGTGATTCAATCGACCAACTGATTGAGAGTCAAGGTGAGAACGCTGCTTGTGCTGCGTTTATATACACTGGAGAGGATGTTTTTGAGTTCGATGCTAACGATAATGAAGTGCATTTTTCTAAACAACTCACCGAAGATGTGCTCTGTGATGTAGGTGGTTCTTCCTACATTTACGAACAGGTTGGTGAGATGATTGGTGATTACATTTCTATGCGTAAGGGTATGTCAATCTACCAAGAATCGGTGAACTGATGATGACTAACAAAACACAACTTTTTGAGTTTCTGTATGAAACCTGCCAAAAGAATAATGGTGTCTTAGTAGATACTTTGCACAACTACATTTCCTCCTTGGATGAGGTGGAACTTTGCGAACTTGAAGACTTCCTTGTAAACAACTTTGGAGATGATTGATGACTGACGGTTACACTTTCAATCGTGTTAAGTTCACTGCTAATGAAGAAACTTGCATCCTTAAGTTTCTCAATCAAGCACGAGAATGTGGATACCCAAGTGCAAACGAAGAATGGTATCCTGTGATTGATTCTATCATTCAAAAGTTCTTTGATTCTAACATCAAAGAGGCACAAGACTGGCAGACCCTGTGATTCTCACTTGAGTCTCACTGAGAACCCTGTCCACCACTCAATCAAAAACCCGATTTTTCTGCAATTTCACTGCACACGGGGCAAAGGTCATCCACTGCAGTGAAATTATCAATTTTTTTCAAAATACAAACAAACACATGAAGTACATCGTTGAGTTATACGTTGGCGGCAAAGTCTTTAAAGAAGAAGTACAAGCAACCAACCCAAAAGATGCGCGTGAAACTGCACTCGCTCGCAATCCTACCGCAAAAGTTGTTGGAGTCAACGTAAGTTTCAAGTAATTAAAGTTAGGATCGTCTAAACTGTACCTATAGTATGAGCAACACTTTCACCGTCCGATTCTGGTCTGAATCTCTGGAATCTCCAGAGTATATTGGACCTTTCTACACCGAAGATGAGGCACAAGACTATTGTGATTCTCGCAACGGTTCATTAGCACTTTCTGGGATTCCTTCCTGGGTTGCTTGTTACTCTGTCGTTGACTGATTAGAAATGCGAATTGCTTTTTTGATTGCTACACTTGCCCTCGGTCTTCGCGTTGGTCTTGCTGCTCATGCTACTGTGAATGAGTATCAAGAACAACAAGCAGATCGCTTCTGCCAAATTGACCCTAACTACTGCAAATGATGCAATTTCAAGTTCTACAAATTGAGTTTGATTTCACTGATGATCTTGATGATGAAGCACTTGATGTAGAGTCACAAGATGAGATTTATGAGGAAGTCTTTGGTCAAATCTGGGAAGCATCTGATGAAGAAGATCTAGTCGAAGAGATTACAACTGCCTACGGTTGGTGTATCAAATCACTTGATTATCGCCTTGTTTTGAAATGATTGTCTACGGAATCTTTGCCCGTCTTGATGAATACGAACCATCTGAACTTTATGGTTTGTATGCTAACGAAGAAGACGCAAATCGTCGCGCAGAGGAGATGAAACTAGAATACAACGAAGACTATAAATCTCCTGAATACTGCGACGTTCAAGTTCATCAACTCAAAGTTCAGTAAAACTAATGATTTCCCTTCCTAATCCCACAAGCAAAATGACACTTACTAACGAACAACTTTGTGCTCTGACTGAATCTTATGCAGAGATGGTTATTGATGGTATGGACATGGATGATCTTGTCACATTTGCCATCGAATCTCTAGTTGCAGAGTATAACAAATACACGGAGGCAGAACTTCTATCTGAGATTGAAGAATTGTATGATGAAGAGGTGTTGAATGATTTGCTTGAAAGTGTAACACAAGAGTCCTAATTCATTTGAATTAAAGTTAGGATCGTCTAAACTGTACCTATAGTATGAGCACAACCACGATGCAGAAACTGACTACGCTTGATGTTTATGGCAAACTGAAAGTAACTGATTTCAGTGTATATGAGAAACCTGGCAAGAACAAAGGTGCTCGCGGACAGTTACTAGAACTTGCGCTGGGAGTTCCTAACTCTTCCGACCTCAAAGATTTGGAGGATGGAGAGATCAAGACTTTTACAGTTGGACAATCTATTGCTGCCACACAGTTGAAGCACTGTTTGTCTGAAATCATCGAGGATCAAGTATCATTTGATGAGAGCAAAGTTGGACAGAAACTGAAGCAAACTGTGTATGTTGCTTTTAGTCGCAACAACGATTATGTGGGAACTGAGATTCTGAATGAAGAAACTCATCCCGAACATTATCAAGAATTGCGTGAGGATTATGAGTTCATTTGTGAACAGATTCGCACTGCATTTGAGCGAGGTGTTGAACTTGACCAACTAGGATTTGTGAATCGTAAGGGTAAAGCATCGCACACGATTACAGGTCCAAACAAATTGCTTCAGATTCGCACCAAAGCATCTAAAACCAAGCGTAACGATTATACACCTTTGACCTTTGCAGATGTGACATTCAACAACAAAGGAATGGCATTTTATTTGTGTGGTCAATTCGGTCGCAATCTCTTTTGAATTAAAGTTAGGATCGTCTAAAGTGTCCTAGTAGTATGAACAACACTTCTCCTGACTTCCAAACCGACATCACTCCTGCACTTCTGGAGTTCATGTGCAACAATCACACAGATTTGAATGATTGTGTAGATTTTGTCTGCAACGTTTTTGACCTTGATGCAACTGATGAATTGATTGATTTTGTTGCTGATGAGTTTGATGCTTTCTTCGGTAACTGATACAAATGACACACTACAATCCTTACGTTCAAAACCTGATTGAGATGGGTTATGATGAATCTGACTGTCGCATGGTTGCTGATGCTGGAAAGCAGAATGTAACCTATCCGCGTAACATTCACGGTCGCATCTTTGAGACTGAAGCAGAATACAAAGAAGCACTTGCTGACTTTATCAATGGACTCTAAATTGACTGCATTTGTAACACCCAAAAGCAAGAAAGCACACAATCGTTTCTGTAACTTAATGAATCGCAATAATGAATGTATTGTGGAGCAACATCAAGGGAACAAAGTGTTTCTAACCTCTGCTAACGGTAAGAATCACTTTTGGGTGAATCTTAATGCAGATATTGATTGGAACATCACTTTGAATTAAAGTTAGGATCGTCGAAACTGTACCTATAGTATGAGCACTTACACTTCACCTCTCACCTCTAAAGTCTACGAAATCGTTGAGACTTCACATACACGAAATGCCTGGGATTCGCAAGGCAATCTAACACCTTATGTGCAATCTGTGTTTTACATCTATCACGAAGGTAAAAAAGTTCAGTTTGCATTAACTGCTGAAGGTGTTGCTGAAAGTGTAGCACATCTTGAAAATCCTGGTCCTGATGTATCTTCTCGCTTCGACTGAATCATGAAACTGTTTATCATCAACAACGTCCTCTCTGATTATACCTCTGGCATGGCAGTGATTGCTGCTGAGACTAAAGAACAGTGCCGCGAATTGTTTATCAAAGAGTTTGGCGAATATCATGCTGATGAGTTCGATAATTGTGCCAGGTTTACTGTCATCGAATCTGTAGGACTTGATGAAGCAGGTATTGTTGAATATGTGTACGGTGGTGGTTAATTAGTGGCATCAACCAAAAGACTTACTTTCAAGTCACCTGATAAAGTGAAGACAATCCTCCTCATTTTCATCGTTGCGTTTATACTCTCACCTGGAGTTCGCAACACAACCTCAAGCACATTACACACTGTAGCAGACATTATCACACCCCATGATTGAGACTGATTTTTACATTCTTTCACAGGAACAATACGACCAACTTAACACTGAAGCAAAGAGTCTTGGTATTACTTTAGACCACTTTTTGTTAGAGTTTTGTGATGTTCAAGGACCGCTAATCAGTTCCTATTAAAGTTAGGATCGTCTAAAGTGTCCTAGTAGTATAAGCACAACAAACCTCCAAACCTCTAACCATGCGAGTCATCGAACGCCAAATGAATGATGCAATCACTGCATCACAAGATTGGAAAAAGGATAACACTGAAGTCATCACTTATTCTAATGTTTCTGATGTCTACCTCTACAACAATCTCATCGCTCGTATAGGCGAAACCTGGATTGAATTGTTCGATGGTGGTTATCAATCAAACACCACAAAGTCGCGCCTTAATGCTATTCTGAAAGTGCATGGTTGCGATGGTGAGTATGTCTTTCAGAAGAATGGTCAGTGGTTCATTCAATACGAAGGTGCTCCAATTCCCTTCTTCTCAGGTATGCGTTTGAACTGAATAAAAGTTACTCACCTTCAAAGTGTCCTAGTAGTATGAGAACTCAACTTCAACAAGATTGCCTCTCCCTTGCAGAACAAATCGCTGATGAAATCAATGGTAATTTGTTCTATGTTCCTGATGAAGATGTAGATCAACTGTTATCTCAACTCACTGAAGATAATGTAGAAGAGATTGCATCTGAACTTGCGAACTTAGCGCATTGGTATAACTGAATCTTTCCTCTTAACTAATCACAACTCTTCATTCCTTAAATGTTCACAATCCGTTACTTTACGCCTTATCAACAACAGTGGAGGACTCAATCATTCTCTACACTAGAGGAAGCAAATCGTATGATTGAGTTCTATAAATCATGTGGTAGTCCTGCTGAACTCATTAACAACTAATACCAACAAAAAACAACAAATGACTTACAAAGAACTTCTCTCACAACTGCAATCTCTCACTGAAGAACAACTCAATTCGGTCGTTTCTATTTGTTCTGTAGATGACGATCCTGATGAATATGGGTATATTCAACACGGTGTTGAGTTAGTGTTTGCGACTGATGCACAATCAGTTCTTAATGTAGATCATCCTATCATTCGTTTCTGATAATCAATTCCGTCATGTTACTCTCTAAACAGTCATTCAACGATAACAAAGTTCTGCCTTTTATTGTAAAGAAAGAAGCAGAAAGAACAGAAGAAGGTAGTTACTCACTGCACCTATTCTCCAGAACTGTTATCACTAGGGAAGGTAAGAAGTATAGGTATCTGCCTCTTAAGTTTGAAGGAGAAGAAGCACGTTTCAAGAAAAGAAAGGATGCTGAGGATTATGCAAGGTACAGATTAGCGATTGATTGATATAGTATAGAGACTCTATCTACAGGGTCTTTTTTATTGTCTTTTCGTACCATTTGTAACCATAAGCATTACACCAAGTTTGTCCATTTTTTATACGTTGAATGTTATTTTTGATGTTAGCAACGCCACTATAGTTACCATTACCTTTGATAAAGAATGATGCCTCACTCATACTACTAAACTCCACGATTTCGTTAGTTTTAATACTTACACCATAGACGGGTTTCTTTCTTTTTTCGTTGCTAATTGCAGCAATTTTTTTATAGTGTTCTATTGAATGTGCTTTTGTTGCTGGTGTCCAATCTGTTGGTTTTGATCTAAACAAATACCATCCAGATGCTTGTAATTTGTTATTGTCAGGACTGCGTATTGAAAGTAAAAGATTAGCATTTCTTTTGCGATTTCCAGATATTTCTTCTGCTGCATCTGCTTGTGACTTCCACATCTTTTTACGTCCTAATGTTGGATTGATACCATATACAACACCACGAACATTCACTCTGTTTTCTACTACTTTTGGTTGCTCACCTTTCCATGCCCATCTATATCCAAGTGCTTGAAATGTTTTGCCTTTGATACAAAATATAATTGGCGATTTTCCCTTTTTATTGCCACAACTATCAGCAGCAATTCCTACGCTTTCATAGTCTCTAACCCATTCACCTTCTAATGTATAACAACTCACAGGTTTAGAATGTGGATGATTTGCCCAATACTTTTTTGGTTTCTTTACACCATCACCACCTAACGTAATGTTATATCCATTCTTACCACAAGTATCAAGTTTGTTTATCCAAAAGGTTTCACGTTCATTAACATCATCATCGTTACATTCTTCCAATACTCTAAACTTAAAGTTGTCTGCTCCGTATTTACATATGGCACGAACAATAGGCATAGAGTGAACCGAATTGTCCTCTTCTAAATTATCCTTACTTCTTGCGTTTTGTAGGTGTTGCTTCCATCTATCATATGGGTTGGGTTGTGTAGTCTTTCCCACGTAGAGTTTGCTATTCTCAAGGTTGGTAATCGTATAGATGTATGCCATTAAATTGATGAAAAATATACTTGCGTTATTTATATTTAAGAATAGATTAAATGATAATAGTTATTAACAACCCTGTGGAAAAGTATGTTGAAACTGTGGAAAAGTATGGTTTATGAGTGATATATTGTCCTTCTAATCGTCTCTAAAACCTTTATAATGTGCTGAGGTATGTGTGCTAAAACCTTTATAATGTGCTGATGCCTTTTGCTTATGTCGTTATAAATGTGCTGGGTGCTTGTGGTCTTACCGAGCATAACATAAGGACCGCACTTTGTCAACTCCAAGGTCATAAAATTCCTCACAATCCCCGCACAAAAATCCACACCCGCCCATAAATACTCCCCAGGACCTTGACATTTTTGCACACAAGACTTAGAGTACTCTCATAACACACAGGAGCGAACTTATGTCAGTTGCATATCAACAAGCACAGAAGCAGCGTTATAGGGTCACTCTAGATCTATCAGTGTTCGGTGACTTCGACCCACACCAGATTGACTGGGAGAAGTTATTCAAGTTGGAACCTGCAGAGAAGTGTGATGCATATGTGGAAGACCTAAGTACACCCGACCGTTGGTAAGTTTCTGGGTATTAAAGTTAGGATCGTCTAAAGCGTCCCTATAGTATGAGGGGCACACATCACTTCCCCACTAACACTCAAGACGTACCAAATGACAGTCACTTATCAACGCAACATCCTCTCTACTGAGTATAACGGTTGGGAGAATTATGAGACCTGGAATGTTGCACTCTGGTTGCAGAATGATGAGAGTTTGTATCACCTTGCTATGGACTGTGGTGATTATGAAACCTTCGTAAAAGAGGTCGGTGTTGGATACTCTACTCCTGACGGTGTTAAGTATGCTGACCTCAAGGTAAATGTCATCCAACTGAATAGCGATGTGTTCGACCTCTGATTAACACTTAAGACCAGTACACTTCACTACACTTTCATGCTGAACTTCATCCCCTACGCTATTCGTCGTCCTTTCTACTATGTGTTCGACCTGATCGCATGTTCTGATTTTCGTAATGAAGAATTCGGTCGGATCTTCGATGCTTATGAGTATGAGCAATCAACGCAAATCCTAGGGTTCATTAACTACTTGGGTATGTCAGGTCAGTTAGATCTACCTGAGGACTTTGACCTGTTCGCTGATGTTGAAACTCTAGAGCAAGCAGTAGAGAAGTGGAATGATTATCAGGACTTGATGAACACCTCCACACTCGCTTAAGTAACACTCACTCCTGTCGCATGAGTATAAACTAGGCACACACAGTTCACAACACTTTTCTTCTTTATTATGTCTAAATCCGTGATGCTTTCTCTTCTCGCTCAAGGTAACACTGGCAACGAACTTCTGTCGATTCTTGATGCTCTCGCTGCTGAAGCTGTGAGTGATACTGAGGAAGGCACTATCGAGTTCTGATTGTTAACAACTGTGCGTCCCCTGGTTGACACTGGGGGGCGTTTATGTTATGATTTGGCAGTGATGCTTATCGGCAGTTATATGCCGCCGATTTGTTATAACGCCGTGCGGCGTCGCCCCCCTAAAATAAAAAACGCAAACTACCCTAACCTACAGAGGTGACAAAACGCGACCTCTATCTCAATCTCAAAAAATTTTTCCGGAAGTATGAGCACCCTTAGAAATCGCCGTCAAACTCCTTACTGGAATTTTTGGAGAGTTGTACTTGCAGGTTGGACAATCAGGTATCCAAAGACGATGGGTAAAATAATATTCTTGCCCCTTGGATTTTTGATTGTGCTGATATATAATGCAATAGTACGTTAAGTGCTGTCAAAAAAAATTCCGGAAAATATTTTTTTATATGGAAAAGATTTATCACATATACGCAAAGGACAGGTGTTTATTTCATTCTCTAAAAGAGGAAGAATTTCATAATACTTGGAAAACTTTGAATAATATTGTAGGGTTAATGAAAACTGACTATAAGGAAGAAGATTTGAGTTTCATAGAACTTCCAGTAAATATTGGAGGGGTTCATACAAGTTTGACAGCAGATCCTCCAGGGTCTCCGTCATATTGACAACACATATATAGACTGTTAAAATTGAATTTGAAGGTTCATTAAACTTTATGGCAAAAGGATTTACTGTTAAAGCTGCTGCACCAAAACCCAAAGAAGAATGGGATATTGATGCAATCAAAGAAAGAATGCGTGGAAAGAGTATTGTATTCTGTCTACCTGGTAGAGGATGCTCTTTCATTTTTCTGAAGAACTTTGTACAACTGTGTTTTGATATGGTACAGAATGGTATGAGTATTCAGATTTCTCAAGACTATAGTTCAATGGTGAACTTTGCACGTTGTAAGTGTCTTGGTGCAAATGTTCTTCGTGGACCTAAGCAAATTCCTTGGGATGGTAAACTACAGTATGATTATCAACTATGGATTGACTCGGATATTGTCTTTGACACAAACAAGTTCTGGCAACTCTGTGATTTAGCTCTTTCTGAAGATGGAACTGAGCGTGAAATTGTCGCTGGTTGGTATGCAACTGAAGATGGTCACACAACATCTGTCGCACACTGGTTGGAAGAAGATGACTTCCGCAAGAATGGTGGAGTGATGAATCATGAAACCGTTGAGTCCATTTCAAAGCGTAGAAAGCCTTTCACAGTGGATTACACTGGTTTTGGTTGGGTTCTGATTAAGAACGGTGTCTTTGAAAATCTTGAGTATCCTTGGTTTGCTCCGAAGATGCAAGTCTTTGAGTCTGGTAATGTTCAGGATATGTGTGGTGAGGATGTTTCATTCTGTCTTGATGCAAAAGAGCAAGGATTTGATATCTGGTGCGATCCTCGTATTAGAGTTGGGCATGAAAAAACTCGCATTATCTGATGAAAACATTTAACGTACTTTATAAAGGGCGTAAAATTTATACAAATCTCACTCCAGAAGAATGTAGTGAGATTCTTCAAGACTTCTCCGAATGTTTTTTCTCGGGTGAAGACATTGATCCAAATTTAATTGAACTGGAGGAAATTTATGGATAAAGGCGGAAGTAACAAAACTCTTTTTGAACCTGGAGCACCTAAGAAGACACGTCAAGGACGCTCGGCAAGAACACTGTTAAGCGCAACCTCTCGTAATGGACGTAAAAAAAGATATCGTGGACAAGGTAAAGGTTGATATTAATATTATAGATAGAGCAGGGGAAATCCCTGCTCTTTTATTATCAACTTATGGCATATCTCAATCACAATCTTCCAACGATTACCTGTTATATTCGTAATGAATTCCTCTACAATCATAAAAAAGGTCATGGTGAGGTAACTTTATGTGATGTGCATTCCGTAGCGTCCTTAGAGAAGCACGTACCCCTCTTTGAGGCGTTTCTAGAGAATGGGGTTAATTGGACACGTAGACCCATTCATGCATTTTGTTGGAAACCTGATGCACCAGTTCCTCAACTAGAGGAGTGTATGTGGTGGGATTGCTTTTCTCCTTATATTGATGTTCAAGTACGTTCAAGATTGGCTAACTTACGTGCGGAACTCATCAATTATCGTGGAGAAAAGAATGAAGGAACTTACTTATTCACTCTTGACTGGTCTTGGGAATCAAAATCAACTCTGAATACTAATTTTAGTGAAACTCCAGAGCATAAGTGTGCCCACTTCTTTAAGATGAATAACGGAAACTTCTATGCTTATCCAAATAATAAGATTTTGTGGTATGATGATGCATGGACAAAGAATAGAATTACCAAAAATCCAGGGTATGAAATTGATCTAACCGAATATTCTGTCGAAAATAGTCGTAAAATTGAGACATCTGACGATTTTATGTACGAAGTTACAAGTATTCGGGATAGCAACCCCGTAAAAAGTTCTGATTTAACAAATCAGGAGCAAAAAAATGACCAAACAAGTCGATAAAGACCAAAATTTTATGCGAAACCAGTGGGGAACTGAGTTTTTGTCAAGCGAATATGGTTGGGAGACTAAAATTGAGAAGCAAAAAATGCTTCGTGAGATAGCAAATGATGAATTAACACCCAAAAAGCATGACTTTTTTCATCAAAGCGAAATTCACTCACAAATTCGCAATGATGAAGACTATGATGATTGGGAATATGGCACAGAACCAATCTATGAATCCAAAAATCCCTAATAAATAAGGTAGAATTATACTATTCGATGCCTCTAGAAAGGGTAAGCCAAGGTTTTAAAGACATTAGTATGACTTTTCAGAGTAATCCTCTGAACAGTGACTTGATAGCACTTAAAAATGAGAGTGCTATATCACGTTCAATCAGAAACATTGTGTTTACCCTTCCTGGTGAGAAATTTTTCAATCCAAATTTTGGATCGAGAGTAACAAAAATGCTTTTTGAGAATGTTGATGAAATTACAGCATCAAACGTTAGGGATGAAATTGCAACCTCAATTGTGAATTATGAACCAAGAGTTGATTTAACAAACGTTGTAGTGACCCCTGATTATGATAATAACTCTTTTGATGTATTAGTACAATATCAAATTATAGGAGCCAATGTTCCTGCACAAGAATTACAATTTGTTTTGCAACCAACTAGGTAAAAATGCCACTAGTAAACTTTTCTAACCTAGATTTCGATCAGGTTAAAGCAACGCTTAGAGATTATCTAAAAGCAAATCCCAATTTTACTGATTATGACTTTGAAGGGTCTAATCTTTCAACAATTTTGGATGTTTTGGCATATAACACATATATCACTTCATATAATGCAAATATGGTTGCAAATGAAGTGTTTATTGATAGTGCAACACTAAGAGAAAATGTGGTTGCACTTGCAAGAAATATAGGATATGTACCCCGTTCGAGAAAATCTGCGTCAGCGACAGTATCTTTTTTCGTAGATCTCTCTAATGTAACACCAGCTCCTTCATCCTTAACCTTAAAAAAGGGTATTGTAGCTACTTCATCTGGAAATTTTGGTAATCAATCTTTTGCTTTTTCAATATTAGAAGACATTACGGTTCCCGTCTTCAATCAGCAAGCAACTTTTACTAATGTAAAAATAAATGAAGGAATTCTGTTAACAAATAATTTTACTTATTCATCTAGAAACCCAAATCAAAGATTTATCTTACCGAATTCAGGTATTGACACTGAGTTAATATCAGTAGCAGTGCAAAGCAATGAAAATGCCACAACTTCGGTAAAATATGCATATCAAGATAGTCTATTTGATATAAATGGTTTCTCAAATGTATATTTCATACAAGAAATAGAAGATGAAAGATATGAATTAATTTTTGGTGATGGTATATTTGGTAGAAAATTAGAAGAAGGAAACTTTATTACTGCAAATTACATAACTTCAAATGGTGATAGTGCTAATGGAGTAAATTCTTTTACATTCTCTGGTAGATTAACTTATACAAGAAACTCTATTGAATACACTGTTACCTCTGGCATTTCTCTACTTACAACACAACTTCCTGCTAGAGGCGGAGAAAATATTGAAAGCGTAGAGTCTATAAAAAAGTATGCTCCAAGAATTTATGCATCTCAAAATAGAGCTCTTACTGCAAATGATTTTGAAACTTTGATTCCATCAAAAATTTATCCAGAAACTGAGGCTATTTCTGTTTTTGGCGGAGAGGAACTGATACCACCACAATATGGAAAAGTTTTTATTAGTATAAAACCAAGATTTGGTGACTTTTTACCAAATTTGGTAAAACAAAGTATAAAATTAAAACTAAAAAAATATGCGGTTGCCGGAATAGTCCCAGAAATTTTAGATCTAAAATACCTTTATGTTGAAGTGAACTCGAAAATTTATTATAACACGAATCTGGCACCATCATCTGCCTTTGTTTCAAGTATTATTCAAACAAATGTTACCAAATATTCAGAATCTACAGAATTAAATCGTTATGGAGCTAGATTTAAATATAGCAAATTTTTGAAATTGATTGATGACAGTCATGAGTCAATAACATCCAATATTACAACTATTCAAATGAGAAGAGATTTGAGAGTTGTCTTAAATACCTTCGCAGAGTATCAAATATCTTTTGGTAATGAGTTTCATATATCCAGTATGGACGGTTACAACATTAAATCAACTGGTTTCCAAATTGCAGGAATATCTCAGACAGTTTACTTAGGAGATGTTCCAAATACAAATAGACAAACTGGTACTTTATTCCTATTTACTGTTAATACAACTAATTCAAGAACTCCAAGTATTTTAAGGAGAGGAGTTGGTACAATAGATTATAAAAATGGTATCATAACCATCAATCCTATCAATATATTAGCGTCTGCAAGAATTAAAGATGGTCAACCAATCATGGAAATTTCTGTAGTGCCAAAATCAAATGATGTTGTTGGAAAGCAGGATTTATATCTACAACTAGATGTTAGTAATAGTGTTTTTGATATGGTTGTGGATAATATATCATCTGGGTTGGATCCATCAGCATCTACTTACATAACATCCTCAAGTTACGCAAATGGTCTTCTTGTTCG